TAGGGTTCGCTCTGTAATTGGAACAGCTGTGGGTGAAAGAGTAATGAGGGCCGATTACGGCACTAAAATTCCTGTAAATTTCTTTGAAAACGCAGATGTGGTATCAAAGGTCATTGAAGAAGAGGTAAATCAAGCGTTTTTTAACAGCCTGCCTGAGCTAGAATTAGAGGAAACAATTGTGGTAATTGACGAGCTTTTAGGTACTGTAAACGCAGAAATTAAATACTTTTTACCTAGTAAAGAACAAACTGCGATTACTATTGGTATTGCACAAATTAGCCCTAATGAACCATTGGAAGAAGAGTTATCATGACCGCAGAAGTAAGTAGAATTCCGTTATCTGTAGATTACACATCTAGAGATTACTACTCAATTAGAGAAGATTTAGTAAACCTAGTAAAACAGCGTGTAAACCAGTCTGGTATTCGTAAATGGACTGGGGATGACCCCTCTGACTTTGGTGTAGCTTTGATTGAGGCTTTTGCTTACGTTGGAGATTTGACTAATTACTACATTGATAGAATTGCAAATGAGACATACTTACCTACTGCTACTCAAAGAAAATCAATTATTAATCTAGCTAGTTTGTACGGGTATACCCCTTCAGGATTTAGGGCTGCCACTTTAGAGGTTACTTTTGCTAACACTTATTCGGTTCCTGTAACAAGTATTTCTGGAAGTGGAACAGTAATAACTTACACTGCACCAGGACATATTGTTGAAGAAGGGGATTTAGTAACTATTACTGCGGTAAACCCAGTTGGGTATAACCTAACAAATCAAGTAGTTACTTCAGTCACCTCAACTACATTTACTATTGCTGGCACAGTAACCACTACATATGTAAGTGGTGGAGCTGTTGGAAAAAGTTTTGTTATTCCTCAGGGTACTCAAGTAAGCGGAAACGTAGTTATAGATGAGTTAGTTGAAGATGTTATATTTACTACTATAGAAGAAGTTACTGTTCCTCCTAATGGAGATGTACAGGCTTGGGCTGAGCACGGAGAAAATGTCGCATTAAGAGCAGAAAATATTGCTGTAAATTCATCCGATATATCTGGAGAGTTACTAGGTACTTCTGATGGTCTTCCAAATCAAATTTTTGTTCTTTCTGAAAATGAAGTTGTAGAAGATACTATTGAAGTGTATGTCCAATCTGGAGATGTTTACGAGCTTTGGGAAAACGTAAATCAATTAACAGATTTTGGACCATTTGATGCAGTTTACTCTACACAACTAGACGAAAATAACTTTGTATATGTTGTGTTTGGTGATGGAGTTTCAGGGTTTATTCCTAATGCAACTTCGTCTATTAAAGTTGTGTACCGTGTTGGTGGTGGAGCTATAGGAAATATTGGCTCTGACATTATTAGCAGCATAGATAAAATTCCTGGCCTTACTCAAGTAGACACAGCAATTATAGCTTCTTTTGTAACTGTTAATAATCCTGCAGACGACTTTAACCCTACAAGTGTAGGTACTGGTGGTTCGGAGCCTGAAGATAATAGGAGTATACGGGCAAATGCAAGTAGGACTTTAAGAAGCTCTAACCGAGCAGTAAGTTTACAAGATTATTCTGATTTAGCTCTTTCAGTAAAAAACGTAGGAAAAGCAAATGCAGTTTCTGAAATTTGGACCTCAGTTACACTATATGTAGCTCCTGTAAGAAACGTAAACGATTTGGATTTATATCCTGGAAAAACAACTAATAACTCAGGTTTAACTGATGAGTGGACTACCCTACAAACAGATACTCAAAAGTTTTTTGAAGGAAAAACTCTTCTTGGTTCAAGTTTAAACGTAGCACCACCAGTTTATGTGCCAGTAATAGTTAGGGTTGTTTTTACTAAAAATGACCAGTTTACAGCTCAACAAACAGAAGATGATATAAGACAAACTATTGTTAATCAATTCTCTTATCCTTACCTTGATTTTGGTCAGATTATTACGCCTTCTCAAATTAGCACTATTATAAACAACCTTAGAAGTGTTAAAACTGCAACAGTAACTGCTCTACATAAGGACGGGACACCAGAAGTTCTTGCGGCTTTGGTTGGTGGTCCTTCTGAAATATTTGTATTCCAAGAAGCAGACACATTAGTTACTGAGTCATCTAATAATGCTAACCTTTCTGCCTTAACTTCTAGTGCAGGAACTTTAGTACCTGGATTTAGTGCAACTCAATACTCTTACAACATTACGGGTGTTACTGGAAACATTACACTTACTCCTACAGGAGCTGGAAAAACCCTAAGAGTAAATGGGACAATTGTTGCAAGTGGAGCAGCTTCTGGCTCTTTAACAATTCCTGTTGGTATTACTGAAGTTCTTGTAACTGTAACTGCAGCTGATGGCTTTACTAGTAAGGTGTACACTATAAATGTATCGAGAGCCTCGTGATTCTAGACCCATCTGGAAACAGAAGGTTTTACGGAGTTTATAGGGGAACTGTAACTACCTCTGAAGACCCTGAAAATAAAAACAGGATTAAAGCCACTATCCCACAGGTACTAGGTACTGAATCTACTGATTGGGCTTGGCCTATTGACTCATCCACTTATTACCCAAAACCCCCTAAAGTAGGACAGGGTGTTTGGGTTGTGTTTGAGGGTGGAGACCCTTCATTTCCTGTTTGGTCTGGAACTTTTGGGTTGTATAAGGGTTATGGAACACAAATTGAAATAACAGACTTACCAAAATCTATATACCCAGAAACAATTTCTAATAATGTTTCATCAGAAAAATTTAACTTAATTTCAGCTGTTGTAGACATTTCTAATAAAATTGAAAATGAATTAGTTGGCCCTACAGGCCCTACAGGACTTACTGGAGCTACTGGACCTACGGGTTCTACTGGCCCTACTGGCCCAAGTGTAACAGGCCCTACAGGACCTACAGGACCCACTGGCCCTACGGGACCTTCAGGTCTTAATGGTACTTCAGTTACTATTCTTGGGTCTTTTACTAATGAATCACAATTACCAATTAGCGGTGACCCAGGAGACAGTTATCTTATAGCTGGTGACTTGTACGTTTGGGACAGCAATGATTCTGTATGGGAAAACGTAGGAACAATTCAAGGACCTACTGGAGCAACTGGCCCTACAGGTCCAACTGGTGCGAATTCTTCTGTTACTGGCCCGACGGGCCCTACGGGACCAGAAAATACGCCAATAGGAGTTGTACTACCGTTTGCTGGACCAACTGCACCAACAGGATACCTAATGTGCCAAGGACAGTCTCTTTTAGTTGCTAGTTACTCTGCTCTCCACGCAGTCATTGGTTACACTTACGGGGGCACTGGAATAAACTTTTCACTCCCAGACTTGCAAAATAGGGTACCAGTAGGTAAAGGGCCTGACGCAGAGTTTGATTTACTTGGTGAAGCTTCTGGAAGCAAAACAAACACTCTTATAACTGCAAACATGGCTTCTCACACTCATAGCGGTACTACTGGTAATCAAAGCGCAGACCACACTCATAGTGGAACTACTGGTAATCAAAGCGCAGACCACACGCATGGCGGCACCACAGGTACTGTTAGCACTGGTCACACTCACGCTATAACAGTAAACACTAGTGCAACTCACCAGCACACTGTAACCGCAATCGACAGTAGATTTTCTGTCACTAGAGCTTCTGGTACGGTATCTACTCAAAGCCCAGACGTTGCGGGTTTGCAGTCTACAAGCTCTTCTGGTGCCCATAGTCACAGTGCGTCTTCTGGTGATGTTTCCGTAAACCATACTCACGGTTTTACTACTGGAGGGGTAAGTGCGAATCACACCCACACTATTACCACTGGAGGAGTTAGCGCAAATCACAATCACGCATTTACTACTGACAGTGGAACTGGTACTGCAACCCCTGTGAACAACCTTCAGCCATATATTGTACTTAATTACATAATTAAGACATAAGGACAAAATGAGTAAAAAAATAACAGAGATTCCATTTTGGGGAATATTAATTGATTGTTTTCCAGACAAACAGTTTATATTTAGTCAAATGAGTGAATCAGAAGTAACAAATGAACAATGGCTTATAATTGCTAGATGGTGGAGAAATGCACTACTAAACGAGTCAGATTGGTCTCAAGTGTCTGATAACTCTTTAACTGAGGAAAAAAAGTTAGAGTGGAGACAATACCGTCAAACTCTGAGGGAGCTTACCAGTACCTATGAAGACCCAAAAGATATTGTTTTTCCAGACTTGCCAGCCTAACTTGGCTGTAAAACCCTTAATTTAGGGTGATTAAACCCAGTAAATACGAGAAACTAGACTAAAGACTTAGGAGACACAATGTCAGCAAGCTTCCCTACTAACGTAAAAACTTGGTCACCACTTGATGAAACTTACCCTAGAAACTTAGAAACAGTTCGGGCTAATCACGTTACAGAAACCTACTTTGAAATTACTGCTATTGAGCAGGAGCTAGGTACTGGTGGGTTAAGGACAAGCGTAACTGATAACGCAACAGCTTTTAACGCATCTACTAGCACCCTTGTTTGGGGAAGCCTAAGGCTCAGACTAAACAACATGGAGCAGGGAGTACTTGACGGAGTAAACCGTAGAGTAAAAACTGCTGGTGGCTCTATCATAACTCCTGGTGCTATTGGAACTGTAGGTTTAAACATTAAGGCTGCATCTGGCCAAACAGCAAATCTTTTAGAGATTAGAAACTCCTCTAATACGGTAGTAAATAGGTTTGAAGCATCTGGTGAATTTTACGGAGTAATTAACGGCGGCACTGCTTAAGGAGCAATAAATGGGACTTTATAGTGCCGCTAAATATGGTATAGATGTATACGGACAATTATCAAAGATTGATTACTACGCCGAACCTTTTATCTCTAAGGCCGTAGATTACAATAAAGTACAATTAACTTGGGTTGAACCTTCTGGTGAAATAGTTGAGTTTAGAGTTCTACGAAGCAACGATGGTTTTCCAGAAACTCCTGAAGATGGAAGGTTAATTTATTCCTATACTTCTTCTACTAATATTAAACTTACTGAGTATCTAGATGGAGAAGAACCGCTAAATCCAGTTCCTTCTGGAAAGTTTGTTTATTACAGAATATGGGTAAAGGTATTATCTGCAACTAATGTGTGGAGGGTTGCTGGAGACACATTTACACTTGTGCCTATTAAACACTCGTCTTTTGCACCTGACCAAACTACTCTTGTTGACACTAAAAATAAATTGCTAGATATACTCCCTAGAGTTTATACAACTTCTACACAGTCACCAATTGATGAGGTAGACCCTAATTCAGAGCTAGCAATATTTTTAGACGCTTTTTCTTTTGAGTTAGATATCGCGTTAACATACGCTGACCTTTTACTTCCTGTAAGTAGTTGGCAGTACATCAGCCCAGAAATATTAGCTTTACAAAGCACTCAATTTGGTATTGAAGTAGAGCCGTACATTGCTACTAAACAGCAAAGAAAATTAGTTCGTAATGCAATTTCTATTTATCAAAATAAAGGTACATTAAAAGGAATTGAAGCTTTTGTAGAAAGCTACACAGGATACGCACCTACAATAACTAGTTCTCCTAATTTAGTTCTTTCTACACAAGACAGTACGTTTACAAATGGTGTTGGATTTTGGAAAGCTATTGGTAATGCCACTATATCCCCTGAAACTACTGTCCCAGGAGTATTAGAATCAGTAGAACCCTACATAGAAAATAATGGATACGTAGCTAAAATTACGATAAATACAGTTGGTTCTAAAATAGTAAATGGAAATACAAAACCAGTAACTCAAGGAACACCAGTAACTCCAGGAACTGCTTACACTTTTTCAGGTTACGGTAAAAGTGTATCTGGTAATATTGGTGTAAAAGGTTATGTTACTTGGTATGACATTGATGGTAACTACATTGAAGTTGACCCCCCAAGAACTTTTATACAAACTCCACAGCTTATTGGTGACTCTGATTGGGAAAGATTTGAACTTGTTGGGCGTTCACCTGGTGTGACTGAAAGAATATTGTCTTACTCTGTTACTTCTGGAGTATTAACTTTTTACCTAGAGTCAATAAACACTATGGTAAGAGGAGAAACAATCGTAGTTTCTGGTATTTCTACCGCAATTGACGGAATTTATCAAATTGAAGCAAATGGAATTACAGCTGAAACTTTAAACCAACTTACAGTAGTTACTGCTGAAACAAATACTGCTGGGTTAGTTAGTTGCGAAGGTCTTTTACAAGAAGCAAATCCTAGTTTTGAAGCCGTACCTTTTGCTGTAATGGGTGGAGACATAGTAAACGGTGTTGCAACAGTAGCTTTTGCAACTGCTCATGGACTTACAGCTGGAGATAAAATAGTAATTCAAGCTATGAGTACTGCTTTTAGTTTTGGAATGCACACAATTACATCTGTAACTTCTACTACAGCAACTTTTCAAATTTACAATCCTTACACCCCCATCCCCAACACTACGTTAGATGAATCATTCTCGGTCACAGGTGTTCCTTACGGTGCTGCAGTACAGCTTATTCCAGAAGAAATTGAAGAGATTGTTACTGAAGCCTATTACGCCTCATTTGAACTAGAGTTTGCAACTACAGGTACTTTGTATTTAGATTTACTACAAATGGCTACGTTTGATGTTCCTGAGTATCACCAACCAAGAGCCGTAGAAATTTTCTTAAATCCAAACAAAACTAATTTCTTACCACAGCCAGGTATTGTGTCTCCATCAGGAACTGCAACAATTAGTATTGCTTCTCCTGCAGTTGTAACTAAAGCAACTCACGGGTTTAGTAATGGTCAAAAAGTATTTTTTACAACTACTGGGGCATTACCAACTGGAATTACAGCTAACAATAGGTACTACGTAAGAAACGCTACAACTAACACTTTTAATCTTTCTTCAACACTAAGTGGGTCATTAGTAGCAACTTCTGGAACTCAATCTGGTATCCACAGTTTATTAAAAACTACTTGGGATGTAACTGCAACAGATTACAAGGCTTATAACAGAGAAGGAACTGGTGGAGAACTAGTTGATGAAAGTCCAGCGTTAATTGATGCGGGGTTTGTACTACTAGTAGATGAGACTGGTGGTAATGATGCTGTTGTAGAGGTAACCTCTGCTCCGTTAAATACTGGTAAATTCGTTACTGCTTCTGTTTATTTAAAAGCATACGGAGCAACCACTGGTGACCTTACACTTTCCCTTGAAGCTATAGACTCCGCTGACGATTCTTTACTAGAAATAACCTCTGAAACTCAAGTAACTCTTACAGATTCTTGGGAAAGGTATTCAACAACCCTATTTATACCTACTGACGATAGAGAGACAATAGTAGTTAAAATGTCCCTAGTTAGTGATGGAAACATTAAGTTTTGGTTAGACAGGGCTCAAGTAGAGGAGTCTTTTAGACCAACAGATTACTTTGCGGGCTCTGATGTAGCGGGGGAAGCATCAGCAGAAAGTGCTTTCTGGGAAGGGGCCCAATATGGAAGCCCTTCTCACCAGTACGCTAATTTTGACCAGAAAATAGACAGGCTAAGGGCACAGCTACCAAATTACCTGCCAACAAACTTGTCCTTCTTAATTCGTTGGTATGGTGGCGGAGTAGCCAAACCAATTATTTAGTGCTACTATCAAAATATGGATATTTTAGCTCATGTAATAGTTGCAGGATTGGGAGTGGCGTTTATTTTCGCCATAGTAGATGACTTGTTGAGCCGTTTTATGGCCACAAAACTCATAAAACTTATAGCTACCCTACCCCTATCTTGTCTCCTCCTATCCCTTTTAGGAGCTTACTCTTTTGCTCAATTGGTCGTCTTAGGTATCGCGGCAGGATTTTTTTCACTTTCCGCTTTACTTTTAATCAATCGACCTGTTAGTATTCAAAGTCTACCAAGACGAAGATAAGAGGGATAAGAGTGGGGCAGTCAGACGAGCTACTACTATTGTCGCTCTCGGCAAATGAGGCACGGACGCTAATTGCGCTCCGACATCTTTCAGACGGTAACGGCAAGATTGTCGCTACGATGGAAGAGCTAGGAATACTTACTCATTACAGCCGCGAAACGTTGCGTGTTGCAGTGCGTGGTCTAGAAAACCGCGGGCTAGTAACTACCAAACGTACCAAGAGAAACCTTGGAAAGCTGTACAAGAACGAATACCAACTTATGCAGAGAAATCTGGCATCAGATGATGAAAAACAGGAAAATCTGGCATCACCTTTAGAGGTTTTTTCACAGAAATTTCTGGCATCAACAGCTGGTACAGACGATACTGGTATAACTGGTACCAATAGTAAGTCAATAGTATTAAATACTTCGTATTTAATCCCGAGCGACGCTCGAAAGGGAAATTTTAAGGAGGTCAAATTGGTGAGTAAGTGGCAAGACGACGGTGACGACATTAGTGGCTTTGGTCTGCTAGATGGCGAGGTTCAGGCCTCACTAAAGCCAGTGCCAGTTTCCAAGCGCAACCCCAAGACCAGATGGCAACGACCACAGGACGACTGGACTGCAGCGGATGTCGCTACAGAGTTCTCCTATCGGATGTACCAGAAGATTAACAACGCCCCCGCCATGATTAACACTTCAGAGCTACGGGGGGCACTTGCTGCCTACCGCAAGCGTTACAACACTAACGCCACCATCGAGATGGCGGTCATGCAAAAATTCTTTGGGGACGCAAGAATCTGGATTGAAGCCAAGAAAGCCCCTCACTTTGCTCACAAAATTTTCCTCCGTGAAATTACTAAGTCAACCGCTGAGGTTCTGGACGAGCTTGGCATGAACGACGACATACAGAAGACAGTTCAATCGTCATCCAATCTTGCTAAGAAATATGTATTTGCTTCTGATGGAACTAAGTTTGACAACTCGGTAGCAGGCCGTATAGATTTGTCAGAATACGAAGAGGAACTACGGAGGGTAAAATGAGTTACGATATTTCAGGGCTGGACCCAGTAAAGAAGCAGTGGTTATTAAGAAATTCAAACATTCCACGACGCTTTTTGGGTATGGATAAAGACGACCTTGCAGCACAATCAGGAGCTTTTCCTACAGCTGTAAATAAATGGCTGGGGCAAGCTTTGGATAGAAAAGTAATTAAGCAAGTTGGTGGTTTGGGGACTACTGGTGTTGGGTTGCTATTTGACGGCGCTCCTGGTCTTGGTAAGACAACCCACGCAGTTGTTACAGCAGTGGAGTTTTTAAGGTCTCTACCAAGTGACTCAAAAGAAGCTAGAGACATACTTGAATTTAGAGAGCAAGATTACGGATTAAACTGCAGGCCTATCTACTACATGACCTATCCAGAATTTCTTTCTAGGAAAAAAGCCATGTTTGATGCGGACCCAGAAACTAAGAAGGAGATGTTCTTAGAGATGGAGGGTTTTCACGGTAGGGCAAAAGAAGACCACATGAACGTACGTGTTTTGGTACTAGACGACCTAGGTAAGGAATACAAGGGTTCTGGGTTCAACGATGCATCATTTGACGAAATCCTTCGTTCTAGATACGATAGAGCCCTACCAACAATCATTACTACAAACGTTATGCGTGAGGATTGGGAAAAGCAATATGGTGAAGCTATGGGTAGTTTCGCCTTCGAAGCGTTCAGAAGAGTTGAGATAATAGGAGAGGACAGACGTAAATGAGAGGTTTAAACATGGAAATTGACTGGAGAACAGTTCAGCTATTCCTAGATGACTCTGGTGTTTCAGAGGTCGAGATTGACGCCGAAGATGCGACCAACGTTAAATGCAGTTGCAAATCTTTTTACAAGTCATCAAGATGTAAACACACCAAGTACGTACGAAACGAAATTGAAAACAATGACGGTAACTACGCAATTAAAGTTCCTGTAGACATAGATGATGACGAAGCCCTAGAAGCTATGTCTTCATCAGAAACTTTTAGAGAGTTTATTATTAAGTACGGTAAGGTAGAGGTAATTGATTAATGGAGACATCTCCAATGAGACATCTCCAAGAATTATCGTTGTAATAGACGTAGTAGCAAACTCTGAGATTATTGAAGAAAAAAAGATTCTCAGGACAAAAGTAGAACGAAAAGTCATTTCATTAAACAACTTAGCTTTATCAGAACTCTGGAACATATCTAGTAAATATGGTTTGTCAGTAGAACTTGCTGGGTTTGAAAGTGAGAGATGGACACAAGACCATTTAGATAAGTTTATGGACAGACTTGACAGACGTGGAGGTAATCCGTTTAACTATGCAGAGTTGTATAGTGACATGGATGATTTTATTTCTGAGTTACCATATAGAACTAATCTAAAAGGAGTAGTTGATTTAAAGGAGCGAGTTGCAAGATATGGCTCCTGGGGAATAGAGTTAAGGAATCTGTAGTAACAACCGAGGGTAGAAGGTAAAATGGCATACGACAACGAGCACAGGCTTGTTAGTAAGGTAGTACGAGACAGGAACATAATTCCTGTTTTAGAGCAAGGTATCAAAGACGACTGGTTTGTAGATGATGACCTTCGTAGGGTCTGGAAGTTTGTCCGAGACCACTATGTAAACTACAGAGAAGTTCCCACTGCCGTAGCAGTAATTGATAACTTTCCAAATTTTAAAGTCATAGATGTTGAAGACACTATTGACTATCTAATAGACAACATGGTTGCGTTCAGACGCAGGACTATAACTCGCAACGGTATTGAGATTGTCGTCAACAAGATTGATATGAACGACCATGAGGCAGCTCTTACGGAGATGTCTAAGACTGTCTCGTTAGTTAACGAACAAGGGGTTGTAGGTACAACTCACATAGACCTTTCTGAAAACCCAGATAAGTTTTGGGAAGACTACCAGAACGTACAGGGCAATAAGTTACTGGGAGTTCCAACAGGTTTTAAAAAGATTGATGAAGCTACTGCTGGTCTTCAAGGTGGTCAATTAATTACGGTTATTGCTCCTCCAAAGACTGGTAAGTCACAGATTATTCTTCGTATGGCTGCAAATGTTCATGCAGCTGGTATGGTGCCTATGTTTCAATCTTTTGAGATGACTAACCATGAGCAAGCTCAGAGGTACCTATCTATGACTTCCCACATTAGTAACTCAAATCTTAGGAGAGGTAAACTTTCTACAGATGAAGAAGACAAGTTAATTGACCAAATAGAGAAGCTAAAAGAGTCTAAGCCATTCCATTTAGTTGACGCTGTAAATGGTCTGACTATTGATTCTTTATTAGCAAAAGCAGAGCAACTAAACCCAGACATTCTGTTTGTTGATGGTGTCTATCTTATGATGGACCAGGTTACTGGAGAAGCCAATACTCCTCAAGCTCTTACTAACATAACTAGAGGGTTAAAGAGATTAGCTCAGAAACTAGACATTCCAATTGTAATTTCTACTCAGACACTTCTTTGGAAGATGCGTGGCGGAAAAGTTTCGGCAGACTCAATTGGTTACTCATCCTCATTTTTCCAAGACTCTGATGTTATTTTAGGTTTGGAGCCAGTCGAAGATAGTGATTACACCAGAAACTTACGTGTAGTTCAGTCAAGGAACTCCGCACCAGAATCAACCGTGGTTACTTGGATATGGGAAACTGGTTGTTTTCACGATGTTATTGATAAGGATGACCCAAATCAATGTAAAGGTTGTGCAGTTTGGAGTACGAAAAACCACTTATGATGAATATTGATATTGAGAAAGTTTTAGTAAACCTAGGAATTGATTACGACAACAAAGGTCACGAAGCCAATGGCTTATGCCCTATGCACGAAGTACGGACAGGCAAAAAAGACAACTCCCCATCATGGTGGATAAACCTTGAAAGCGGACAGCACATATGTTTTTCCTGTCACTACAAGGGCAATCTATTACAATTAGTATGTGACGCAAATGAGTTCTACAAAAAAGGGTGGAACGAAGATTACGTCTA